AAGACGATTTATAGCGGCGGGGACGTCACGACGTTTGCGGCAGGCGATTCCGCAGACTTAGACAACGGACAAACCGACAAGTCATATAAATTCACGTTTACAAGTCGTGTCGAAATGCCACTTTAAAAAAAAGCACTTTCAAGGGGATAGGGTGCGCGCCCGACAAGCCGAACACGCTCGCGGCTTCCCCTTGATTTGGTTAAATCAGAGCGTTTTTTACGGAGCGTTAAAAATGGAAATCCAAAAAACAAAAATCGTTTGTGTCGAAGACTTTTCCGGCAAGCGTTTTTTTAAAATCCGACTTTTCGGCGTTATGGACGGCCTCGATTTTTTCGATCGCATTACCGGAAGCGTTCAAGGATTTTTTGCAAATCAAAAAACATCTGTTAAAGAATATCTTAAAGACCTGATCCCGCTTGCTATTCCTATGGACGAAACAGGGACAAAAATCGTATGGCCCGACGGACAGCCTTTCACGCTTGAAGCCGCTTCGGCGATGTTTGAAAACCCGATGTCGGTAATAGAGTTAGGTTGGGAGGTACTTGCTTTTCAGCAGGTTTTTTTCGTGCAATCAACAACCTTCCGACCGTTGATCGAAACTGTCAAAAAAGCCTTTCCTTTAGGCAATTCGGTGTCAGAAACGAAATCGGCGCAATCCTAAAAGATAGAGTTTCAATCCTTGAACTTCAAGGAATGGATTTATCCGATTTCTATACCGTTCTAACCGTTCGGATTGTCAACCAGCAAAACGAGATTTCCGAATATAACAGGAGCCTAAAAAATGTCCGTCCGTCAGGCCGTCATTAATTTTGTTGTCAATGTGCAATCTGCAAAACAACAAATTGCCGGATTTAAAGCGTCTTTTAAAAACGCAACGCAGGAAATGTCGAATACATTTGTCGGAAAATTCGGCGCTGTCGGTGCCGCTTTCGGTGGATTTAAGGCGATAAAGGACATTTTTGATCAAACGCGGAAGATGACTGAATTTGCGCAGTCTTTTTCCGTCCCGGTTGAGGAAGTTTCAAAATTTGCCAACACTCTTTCAATGTTCGGCGGTTCGTCCGATGCGGCGGTCGCCGACTTGGAACGGGTACAACAGGCAATCGTCGATTTTCGGACGACCGGCGGCGGTGCGTTAAAGACGGTGGCCTCTCAAATCGGAATGTCTTTATATACAGCGGACGGAAAAATCAAAAATTCCATTCAAGTGATTGAGGGACTGCGCGGAAAGTTCAAAGACCTTTCGGAAGACGCGCAGTTGAAAGTCGCTCAGGAATTAGGACTCGCAGATCCCGCAACGCTTCAGATGTTAAGAGCATCTGACGAAGAATATCAAAAAATGCGTGCGGATGCAGAAAAGATGAACGTTGTCAATGCAAAGACGGCTGAACGTGTTCAGACAATCACCCGTATTCTGGCACAAATGAAACAACAATGGTTTGCAATTGGAGCGGCGTTGCTTCAATACGTTGAAAAGCCGTTAAATATAGTTATTAAGGCAATGGAGTGGTTTAATGGTCTTTCTGATGAAGCAAAAGGAACCATAACAGGACTTGTGGGGTCGCTTATCTTAATGAAACCGGCCTTAGACGTGTTCACGTTCTTAAAAGGTGGCGTGACGGCATTGATCGCGCCTCTGAAATTACTTTTCGGCTTAATGGCTGCAAATCCGGTCCTGTCGATTATATCAGCAATTGCTCTTGGAATTATTTATTTTGACGAAATAAAGGCGGCGCTTGATGGATTTTTAAACAAAGGGACGCTGTTTTCTGATTTTTGCAAAGGAATGGTTGAAGATCTCAAACTGGTTTTAAAACCGTTTGATATGCTCGGCGACGCGATTGGTTGGGTATCTGCCAAGATTAGCGGATTATTCGGCAAAGATGAAAAGGCGGAAGATTTTACAAAATTATCCAAAGAAGAATTGGAACGCCGCAGGGCAATGATTCCGACCAGTGGAGAAATTGCCGCTCGTCAATCTGCAAACATTGTTAATGCGTCAACAACAAACAATTCGGCGGTGAATAATACGAAAACGGCCAATGTGACGCAGACATTTAATTTTAACGGCGTCGGAGAAGACGAAGAGGCCAAACTTCAAGCGGCAATTCGACAAGGCGCAACAGGCGTCGGAAGGTGATTAAATGGCGATTACGTTTTTAGATAATCTGCGTGAGCTTGTCCCGTATTTTCAGCAATATGCGATTTTTTACGTTTCGGAAACAAATCCGAACGGTGAAGTCGTTCTGGCATTTGATTCCATTCAGGAAGCAGGCTTTAAAGCTCAAACGAATATGACGACATATCCAACGGAGGAAAATAAAGAGCGCGTCGACGGTAAATTCAATCAGCCGTCAACGCTGACTGTACGCGGCGTCATTCAGAAGGGATCAAGCATAACTGCTGTAATTAGTTCGAAGTTGGGGATTTCTTTGTTTGAAAAAACAAAATCCGAGTTGGAAAAGTTTATTGACGTCGTTTGCCACTTGGACATACAGACAAAAAACGGATTTTATAAGAATTATTCACTTATCGGGTACGAAATCCCAGAAAGCTTAGACAACTATTCTTATTTCGAAGTCATTATGGATTTTCAGCAAAACCTTGTTGACGATAATTCGGAGCCTTTAAAAAAGAATCTTTCCGACCTGAAAACTCAAGTCAGCGGCTGGCTTTCAAAAGTGAGGATTATATGAAATACCAGATAAACCTTGCTCAAGTTCCGAT